CATCCAAGGCCCGACGCATCAGGGCCGCGTGGTGTTTGGCAACCTAAATGTACGCAACCCCAACCCAAAGGCCGAGGAGATCGGGCGCCAACAGTTGGGCGAGATCATGCGGGCGATTGGCCTGACCAGCTTGAAAGATACCGACCAGATGATCGGCGGCAACTTGTCGATCAAGCTCGATATTCGTATCTCAGAGCAGTACGGCAACAGTAACGAGGTGCGTGGGTTCAAGAGCCTATCTGGTGGTACTGCACCCGCACCAAAGGCTGCACAATCCGTTCCCGCTGCCGGTGTGAAGGCTGCACCACCCTGGGCCAAGAAGTAACAGGCAAAAAAATGCCCCGGTGGAGTGCCGGGGCAAAGATACCAAGGAGAGAGCACGAAATGAAAATACCTGACGCTCAGTATAGCATTCCCGAGCTAATTGACCAACACCACGCAGACAAGCCAGAGAAGCCAAGGGCACATCTTGGTGCAAGCCAACTGGGTCACCCTTGCGACCGCTGGTTATGGCTGTCGTTTAGATGGGCGGTGGCAAGTAAGTTTGAAGGTCGCGTGTTGCGTATGTTTCGGCGCGGCCAGAACGAAGAAGCCACGATCAAAGATGATCTGCAAGCCATTGGCATCCAGTTTAAGTCAGGAACGGCGCAAGAACGGGTGGACTTTGGTTGCCACATCAGCGGGAGCATAGATGACATCGCAATCTCTGGAGTGCCGGGAGCGCCACAGAAGAAACACGTTTGTGAGTACAAAACCCACAACAAAAAATCGTTTGAACAAGTCGAAGACAAGGGTGTGGAGCGTGCCAAGTTTGATCACTTTGTGCAAATGCAGTCTTATATGCACGGAACTGGTATTGATCGGGCGCTATATGTGGCTGTCTGCAAAGATGACGACAGACTCTATACCGAGCGGGTGGAGTACGACAAAGACGTCGCCGAAAACGCAATAGCGCGTGGTAAGCGCATCGCATTGTCTGACCGGATGCCAGAGCCGTTAAGTGCTGATCCAAGTTGGTATCAATGCAAGTGGTGTCCTGCTCATGAGTTTTGCCACGGCGACCGCCTGACCAAAGAGGTCAACTGCCGCACCTGCGCCCATAGCACTGCTACGGAGAACTCCAAGTGGATCTGCGAGCGCCACGCCGGTAGCGAGATACCCGTTGAGTGGCAGCGCGAGGGTTGCGGTAGCCATGTCCTGCACCCTGACATGGTCCCGTGGCAGCGCAAAGAAGCCGGTGACCAGTGGCAGACGATCTACGTCATCAAGGGCAATGAAGTGGTGAACGGCGAGCCGGGGGACGGTGTGTATGGGTCCAAGGAGTTGGTTGCCAACGCCGAGGCTTGTGCCGAATCTGACGAAGGCATGATTGAGTTTCGCAAGATGTTTGATGCAAGGATCACGGGATGATCTTGCGTGACTACCAGCAGCGGGCCATTACTGACCTGTACAACTGGTTTCTTGCTGGCTACAAAGGCAACCCATGTCTAGTGCTGCCAACAGGCTCAGGCAAGAGCCACCTTGTTGCCGCACTTTGCCAAGATGCGTTGACCAAGTGGCCTGAAACGCGAGTGTTGATGCTGACTCACGTTAAAGAGTTGATTGAGCAGAACGCCGAGAAGATGTATGTACATTGGCCGGACGCCCCGCTTGGCATTTACAGCGCGGGCATAGGGCGGCGTGAACTGCACCAGCCAATCACTTTTGCCGGAATACAGTCTGTGCGGGACAAGGCGGCGCAGATTGACTACGTTGATCTGGTAATCATTGACGAGTGCCATCTGGTCAATCACAAGGACACGGGCGGCTATCGTGACTTGTTACGCCAGCTTCAACGCATCAACCCTAACCTGCGGGTCATTGGCCTGACCGCCACGCCGTACAGGCTAGGCCACGGCATGATTACCGATGAGCCAGCGATCTTTAACGCTTTGATTGAGCCGGTAACGATTGAAGAGTTAATCTTTAAGAAGCATCTTGCCCCGCTACGTTCCAAGATCACATCGACTGCGCTAGACACAACCGGCGTTGCAAAGCGCGGTGGCGAGTTTGTAGAAGGCGAGTTGCAGAAGGCGGTCAACACTAAAGACCAAAACGTGCGCGTCGTGTCAGAGGTGATTGCGCTGGCAGAAAACCGGCAGCATTGGTTGTTTTTTTGTACCGGCGTATCCCACGCTGAGAACGTCTGCAAGATCCTCAACTATTGGAATGTACCCGCTAAATGCGTGACCGGCGACACGCCCAAGAAAGAGCGCGAGAAGATCATTGAGGAGTTCAAGACCGGCAAGATCAAGGCGTTGACTAACGCCAACGTGCTGACCACGGGCTTTGATTACCCAGACATTGACCTGATTGCTATGCTGCGCCCAACGATGTCCCCTGGGCTGTACATCCAGATGGCTGGTCGAGGGATGCGCCCTAAAAGCCACACCGATCACTGTTTGGTTCTAGACTTTGCGAAGGTGGTTGCAACGCATGGCCCGATCACCAACGTCCAAGCTCCCAAAAAGGGAGGAACGGGCGACGGTGTTGCACCGATCAAAATATGCGACAACTGCAACGAGATCTGCGCGTTGGCGGTGCGCGTATGCCCCGCTTGTGGGACGGATTTCCCCGCTGTTGAGCTTAAGCGGTTGAAGTTACAGCATGACGACATTATGGGCGACAGCGGGACCGAGATGGCGGTTACCGATTGGTCTTGGCGGCGTCACGTTAGTCAGGCCAGCGGCAAGCTAATGGTGTCAATCACCTACTACGGTGGCCTGAGCGATATTCCTATTACGGAATATTTGCCGATACTTCACTCTGGCTTTGCCGGTGAGAAAGCCTTGGGTACGCTGTACTACATCGCTAACAAATCCCAGGCGGTGCTTAATCAGATCAACGAAGTTGCCGAGTCAGACGCGGTTGATTATGTGGTGGCGCAGATGAACCAAGGGTTTCCCCCAGTATCCATTGAGTACAAACGCGATGGAAAATTCTTCAGAGTGGTCAAGCGTAAATGGTGATGCCAACCGAGCATGAAGAGCAACGCGAACTGGTCCGCTGGTTTCGGCAAACTTACCCAGATGTGCGGATCTTTGCCATTCCTAACGGTGAGAAGCGCAGCATTAGTGTGGCAAGTAGGTTGAAGGCCGAAGGCGTTAGCGCCGGGGTTCCTGATTTGTTTGTCCCCTCATGGGGTTTGTGGATTGAGATGAAGCGTCAGAAAGGAGGTGTGATACGACCAGAGCAGAAAGACTGGATCAATTACCTACGGGGCTGCGGGCATCGGGTCATTGTGGGGTACGGGTTTGACGATGCCAAAACCAAAATCGGAGAGCAGAAATGACAACGAAACAAAAACCAGAATTCAAACTTAACTTCAGTATTTCAGAGCAAAACAAGCGCAATACGGATTACAGCTTAGAACCTGTGTTTAAGTTGCCCAACAGCGAAGAAATTGTGGTCCCGCATTATGTTGAGCCGCACAAATGGGTGGGATTGGGTGTAGTCACCTACACAACCGAAGAGTTGCTCAACTCCCGTGCTGTCCCAGAGCTTCAATGTTTGTGGTCAAGACCGTGGACAGAAAAGATTATTTTTCAGGGTAAAGATCGTTTGTTTAGCAGTTCAGAACTCAAAATCTTGATAAAGGCAAGGCTATGACTAAAGCAGAAGCGTGGCGAAAATGGTGGTCTGTAATTCACAAGACCATTCCGGCTGGTAGTTATGACCCAAGGGAAGCACCGATGTGGGAGGCCTGGGAAGCCGCCTGGGAAGAGGCAAACAAACAATCTCAAGTTGAGATTAACCACCTAAAAGAACAGTTGATGCGGGCCAATACGCACGATGGGGCTTACAAGGCTGCGTTTCTTGCCGGTCAAATGGCTGCGCGGGGTGGATCGTGGAAGTAAAACCCAACTGCCAGCAATGCAGGGTCAACCCTGCGACACACAAGGTCCCGTTATCAAGCGGCAAGGGCTATCGGTGGAAGTGTGAGGCTTGCTTTAAGCGACTACACACAAGCGGATTCAAGGACAAGATCGCATGATTACCGAACGGGAAAAATTTGCAGGAAATCCTACTAATGGCGAAGCACAATTACCGATCAGGAAAGCATTTATGACACGCGATGACATATTCCGCATAGCGGTGCAGGCGGGGGCCAGACCATCATTATCCCCAGAACTATGGGACTTTTGGAACATTAGAAACGCAGACCTTGAACGCTTTGTCGCCCTTGTCGCCGCGCATGAGCGGGAGGCGTGTCGCTTGATAGTGATAGACAACAGCGACGCTGAAGGCATTTGTTGTACTGACGATGTGCTTGAAGCACTTCGCCAAAGGGGAGAGAAGAACGGTGGCTAAGTTTTTATGCTGGCTATTCGGCCACAAAAACACCATCAGTTGCGTGGACGCGCACTACCGCTACACGCATGACAGGTGCGAGCGGTGCGGCATTGTTCTACCAATCGGACAACATAAATTCTACGAGGACTGGTCATGAGTTATATAGTGGCGTCATTACCGCCCATTAAATGTTTTGCCCGAAAGGAGTTTCTTTACAACTTCCAAAGGGGTCACGGTGAATTAGAACCTGCGGTTTGGGTGAGCCTAAAAGCCTTGCGCGGCCAAGTATTTCGCATTGAATCGCTGTTACCAAATTATGGGGCGCTCTACGACAAGTTGCCAATTCACGCATACGTTTGGCAAACGGAGCATGGCAACCTCCCCGTAGACACTTTGCAGTTGTGGGACTGCATGGGCTACAGGTTCACAGTCATAGAAAAGATTGGCTTGCGTAACCTCGGCGTTAAGTTCTTCGGCAAAGACAAGCAGTGGCATTTTGGTCGCTATTTGTTCACTGTAGACTTCTGTGCTGATGAAATGACGCTAGATACAGGCTTCACGGAACAAGCCGAGGAACACAAGTCGTTTAACTGGATCAAACTGGACAACGGGCAGTTTGCGTGTCAGCCGAACAACAGATGCTTGTGGTACGACCAGTCTCTCATTCCTGCTGAGACTAAATTTCCAGACTTTCAAGCAGCGCAAACATTTTGGACCGTAGACGGTACGCGCAAGTGGTCCGCTGGTGATGATTGGTTTTACGATTTTAAGGAAAGAAATGAGATACGGCATCCTTGACGACGAGGGCCGCGTCGTCCGGTGGGTCTGGCATATGCCGCCGTACCCGCACATCGTGCAGAAAATCAAACGCCAGCGCAAACCGACGCTGGATCTATCCAATGTACCAGACGCACTATTTTGAGATAATCCAATGACAAGTGAAATTGTTCAATTTTTGCTTGAGAACGGTGAGAAGACCGTACCTCAGATGCGGTTTCCGAATTTAACAAGGTCTTCCCTTAACGGAAAATTAAGGAATCTTTTTGAAAAGGGGGCAATTGACCGCAGGATGGTCACTACGTCTAAGGGTGACATCTGGTCCTATTTTGCGGTTACAGGCCCGGATCGCCCGCATCAGTTTCGGAACGAACCCGATTCGGTTTATTTCCTCAGAAATTTACCGAAGGAAAATTTTCTAGAGAACAGTATCCAACTTCTTGAGGAATCGCATGGCTAATTTTGAAACGTGGCAGTACCAGAACCTTGTGCAGTTTGCCAAGGAAGCCACAGAGCGTATGAACCTGCTTAATGCGGAGGTTGAGGCGCTAAACGCCGACTTAAAAGCGGCGATTAACGCTTACCGAGATCTACTTCGCCGCGACGCCCCTGGACTTCTCGAAACTCCGCATACCGCCGAAACCAAGCAAGCCGGCGAGTAAGGTCATCAACTGTTCTACTTGTAGGTCTGGCGGCGGGGGTAGACCCTTTGGGATCAAGTCTACGCCCTGCCCAAACGCCCAGACCCACTGCATTAGTGGGTAGCCAAGGAATTGATAGGCTAGGCCAGCAACGCCAACCCAACCGACAGCAGGACGCCAGCCAGAGACAAATACGCTAGTGCTTGCAGCTTCAATTTTATTGATGTCCACCTGGGCGAGATCGGTGGCTTGGTCAATTTTCTTTTCCTCCAGAGCGAGTTTGCGCTCTTCGAGCGCCATCTCAAGTCTCTCCTTGTCGGTCGTAATGAGATCACCTGCAACTTTGCCAACTCCTTCAATGATTGACCCGATACCTATCAAGTCCATTACTTTAGCCCTTTCAGAGTGCGATTTAACCAGCCTAACAAGAACTTGGACTGAGATCTGTTCTTGTTGCAGATGTCAGCGTAGCGCGTGATCTTCGCCAGCGCGTAAGATTTTTTGAACGACTCGGATTCAACATTGTTAAACTTTTGTAGCGTAACAGGGCCAACCGCGCCATCTGGCGTAGCACCCACAATCAACTGCGCGAGCTTGACCGCAACTGACAAGCCGGTGTTTACACCGAAGTTAAAAACCGATTCCGCAACAGTTTGGTTTGTAATCTCATCCCCTCGTAAACGATCCCAAAACTCAGTCTTATAAAATCCCCGTACCATCCCAGTAAGAACAGTGCCTTGCTGATTGTGGTCGATAAGATGCCACCCACCCCACTGAGGATTTTTGTTTCGTGCGATTCCAGCATAGGTCATCCCTCCGGTATCACCGGGAATAGTGTGAAGAACGTAACCGCCTTCGTCGGTGATCATTTTTTCAAAAGCAGCGTTGAAGTCAGCCATTAGAATTCGCTCACATCAATAAGTTGACCACGGAAGTCAATGATACCTTCAGCGTGTTTGCTGACCAACTCAGGCCAGAGCGGCTTGCTGTCCTTCATGGTTATGACGGCAAAGCCGCTGCGCCAGTTGACCGGACCGTCTTCAAGATAGTCGATGAACTGTGGGCCATCAATCTCAGCCAATGTTCCGGTATCGACCCCCCACCTCGTGCCCCGAAAATCTCCGAAGGGCGTACATTTAAGACTGTGCAGATGCCCAGTGATAGTTGTGACTCCAGAATTAACCGTGTTGTTATGGGTAGCGTGAATGCCTCCCTTGTAGCGGTGTTTGACCACTACGTTATCTGACAGCCAACAACTCCAGCACGGATGCCATTTGGGAAAATGATCCTTGAGCGCCGTGCCGCCGACGCCTTCAAATTGTGGTGCAGCCTCGGACAAGCGCGTTTCAAACCGGCTATCGTGATTACCTAGCGGCCAGATTAGTTGCGTGTGATGGCGCGCCTTCTCGCAAGCGTCTTCGATCTCCTTGAGCGCCTCCTGACACGCTTTCAATTCTTGCTGGACGTTTGGGACCGCGCTCCAATTTATTCTGGCGTGTCTGCTGATTGAACTTCCGTCAAAAATATCGCCGTTGGCAATCACAACGTGCGGTTTAAGTTCGTTTATTGCCCATAGCAAGCCCTTGAAAGCAGTTGTGCGGATGCCAGGCCAAAAGTGCGCGTCAGAGAAAATGATGGCGATGCCGTCAGTAAGACCAGCTTCGTGTCTGGCTTTCTGAATGTGGACTGGTTTGCCAACCGACAGGTTGACGTTTAGTTTGGTTTCTAGATAGCGCCGACGAGTATGAACGCGACGTTCAGAAAGGCCAGTCGCTTTGGATACTTTAAGTGGTGACTTATGCTCTTCCCATAACCGCAAAAATTCTTCGTCTGTGATTTTTGGTGACATTATTCTTCATCCTTTTAGGAGAAGCATCCCAAATACCACAGTTTTGTTGCGGTTAGGTGACCCCCCGAGGTCGTCGGGGGGCCTAACTATTAGTCGTCGGTCTGTTCGTCAACCTCTTCAGCTTCAACTTCTTCAGCTTCCACTTCGTCATCAGCGTGGGCTTGGAAGAGTGCTTCGGAGGTTGAAGAGAACAACGAAGACAAGGTGAACTCGTTGATGTTTGCTGCTTTAGCAACGAGGAACGCCACCGAGAACAGAGCGTTCAGGGCGTCAACTGGCTCAGAGTCATTGATCGCGTCAAGAATGTCGTCTTTCATGTCAGGCTCCAGAAAAAGGAGTCTCAAGTTTACAAACTGACCGTGACCGTTTAGTGACCTCTGGTCAGTATGGTCAACAACAGAAAAATAATTGCCCCGCACCCAGTGACTAGGATCTGCTCTAGACGTTTGATCCGGGCGTGGATGCCTTTGGTTTCCTTTTCGATGCCTTCGTACCTTACGGCGCAGACATCAACGTGGGCGTTAATTTTGTGATCAACTTCAGATAATGTAACCATCATGGGGTCCTGCGTTTTTGTCCAAGTAAAGCATTTTGAGTCATTTTAGCTTCAAGTTCTTGCGCTCGTTTCAGTTCGTTTCTGCCGCCAAGAAATTCTTGAGCTTTTGTTCCCATAAAACGACCTGCCGTAGCAGCGCCTGGGATTGGTATGAGCGCACCAGCTTCTTGACCAACCGTAGGCAACGAGCCAACAATCCCACTTAAACGCTGCTTTTGAAGCGCAGCGCCCTCATACGCATGAGACCCTGGCATCAAGTAGCCGCCGTAGTTGAGAACGTGAAATGCTCGTTGCTCGTCAGGATCAAAAGCGTGTCTAATCTTTTGATCTCTGGCGTTCATCGTTTTGTTTGCGTCTTCAGCGTTCCAAACGCCAGCCCTTTTTGACCCAGACTCGTAGATTTCTCTTGCAATGTTGCCTTTGATCTCCGCTTTAGCTGCGGCGGCTGCTTGTTGGAGTTCTGGGCTTACAACAAAATCTGGCGATTTTGGAATTCTCCCGTTAGCAACTGAGTCAACCAGATCGTAAATGTGCCGCCATTGATCAAACGGCATACTGTTCATTCTCTGCGGGATTCTTTCAAAATCCACGCCTGTCTGCACCCCGTTCGGATCAACAGAACCAAACAGATCTTTGATGCCCTTTGACTCAAAAAGAGTTTTTTGAACGCGGTGCAGATTATCTGCTTTTTTCAATAGCTCAATGCCGCCGGCAGCGCCGATGTCTTTCTCAATTGCCTCGTTGATTCTTTTGATAACTCCAGCGTTGTCTGGCGTCCAATCTTTGTTCAACGATTTTTGAACAGCAACCCAAGCGTCAACTGTATTTGGCGCGTGGGTAACGCCAGATTCATCTCTGAAGCCAGTTGTTCTTGCCAAGTTGATTAGCTTCTCTGCACTTGAAGCAACGCCTTCGTTTCCTTTCAACCCAAGGCCAGCCCTAAACTGCTGGTCTTTAAGAAGGTCCGAAACGTGGCTAGATTCAATTGGGTTTGCCCCAACTTTTGATTTGACTTCGTTGTACAGATTGCGTTTTTCCAAGTTGAACGCGCCAGTCAAACCTTGGTATGGATCTTCAATTGGATTTGTCGGAAACAAGGCGCTGTTAATCCTTTCGCCACGCTCGTACGGGTTCATCAAAGTAGGGCTGGCCCCACTATTTTGAACACGTTGTTGGGCGTAGCGACTAAGAGCAGTTTGCTCATCAGCCAACTGACGTTTGAGCAACTCACCGCTTGGCGTTGGTTGCGGCATCTTGGCTTCTGTGTACTCTGTTCGCAGCGTGTTCTCGTTACCAGTCAAAACGCCAGGGCGAATACGGTTAACATCACCAAGAATTTCTGCGGCAATCGTTGCCCTAGTTTCTTGTTCTGGGACCGCAACATCTGCTGACGTTTTTGATTGTTTGACCGAAGGGAAATTGCCTCTAGAAGTTTCTTCCCCGGTGATACCAGAAAACGGATTGTTTTTGGCTCGTTGAGCACCAACGCTTGCAGCAGGAACGGCAGGAGAAATTGGAAGCGCAGCAGGAAACGTAGATGGTTGGATTGTTTGCGTTTCTGGCGTCCGTACCAAAGCGTTTTGTACTGTTTGGGCTACACGTTGCGCCGTTGGAACAGCGCGAGCGGCAAGCGCGTTAAATCCTTGTGCAACTTGTCCGGCTTGACCAACAGCAGGTACAAACGCTGGGAGACCAGAAGTAAGTTGACCTAAAGAACGAAGATATTCCTGACCGCTTTCGGTGCGCGGAACATATGTCCCCGCTTCCATTACTCTTTCCGTTGCTTTGACGTTTGGGCCTTGACCTAACCTGCCGCCCAAAATGCCAGCAATTGCCCCAACAGGCATTGCAACCGCACCTGTTATCGTAGACAACGCCGCTTCCGGGATGCCAAGCAACCGATCTGCCATAGATGGTTCTTGGGCAAGTGCTGGCTGTTCTATAGCGCCAGGAATGTCTGCTGGCGTTGCTTTGGGCTTGACAAACTGAGCAAAAGGATTAGGTTGCTTGACAAATTGGGCAAACGGATTTTCAGCCATTTAATTCCCCAGAACTCTTTTAGCTGACCCAGGGCCAAATTGAGCGTCAAATTGTTCTCTTGTGCCGCGACCTTGCCTCAAAAAATCTATAGCGGCTTGAGGTATGTTTGATGTGGCTCCTGTCAAAACAGGGGAAGCAGCATAATCAACAATTACATCTTCCGGGTTTAACTTGGCACGTTTTGCCATGTTGGTGTATTGATCTTTGATGCGGTCCGCACCTGCTTTTTGAGCTTTGTAAAGATTGTTTGCTTCAGTGATAAAATCTCTTCTTAAATCTGTGCTAAGACGCTGACCAGTCATCACTTTGTTAACAGCGGTTTGAACTCGCTCACCAAACGATCCAGACGCAGCAGCAGCAGCAAACTCGCTTTCACGAACAACAGAAGTTGGGTCAAGAAGTTTGACGTAATTGTAAAGCAACGACATATCACCAGCGCCAGTTGGTGCTGTTGTAGTGATCTTGGTGTGGGCGTCTTGTACCGCCCTAAAATCTTTAGTCAGAGCATTGAATTCATCTCGTAATTCACCCGCCTTGATTTGTTCAGGCTTTTCTGATGGCGGCAAAAATCTTGTTGGATTTTTAAGTATTTCTTCTCGCGTTGCGTAGATATTTTTTCCAAGAGTTGTGTCAAAAGTTGCGACGGGGGCCAAAGGTTGCGCTGGTGTCCGCATAGCCGCTGATCTTGCAACAACAAAATCTTGATACGAGCCTTTGAACCCGCCGCCCTCTTGGGTTTTCGCAAAGTTGTATTCTTGCACCAATGATGGTTGGTCCTGTGCTTTTTCCGGCAGCGTAAACGGCTCTTGCCCAGGAAACGCAACAGTTTGGCCGCGACTAAAGATCTGAGGTTTACGCAGTTCAGCAATCTGCCGCGACAGTTCCGCAACCATAGGTGTAATTTGCGGGTTTTCTGCCGCAAGCATACTTAGACCGTCTCGCTGGCGCTCAAGTTGTCTAAGTTGAGCCATTGTGTTTTCGCCAAAATTGGTCGGCAAGCCAAGCGCGTTTGTAGTCGCTGGTGCTGGCGCTTGCTCCGGCAAGATGGGGCGCATTTTAATGCCCGCATTACCACCGCTCAAATTTTCCACCGACATTACCGGCCCTTGAATCGGCGCGGTAGTGGCTACAGGCGCGGGTTGAGCGGGCGCTGGCTGGCCGCCGCCCATAGCGGCTAAAAAGTTTTTCTGGAACTTCTGTTTTTCTCTAAGTTTATATCCGACATCCATAACATTAGGGATGCCAGTAGCAATCATTGCGTCCGCAGCAACGTCAAGATCAGGTGACTGACCTTGTGAAACAAGTACCTTTCGCATTTCGTCTAACGCAAGATTATCGCGTTTCAGTTGCGCTAACTGCTGCTCATTCACCTCACGCGATACGCGGCCAGATTTGATTTGCTCAATTGAAGCTAAGTCCTGCAAAGGATCAGGCAGGTTTAACTTAGGCGGCTGATAGAAATTAACGATTGACGGGTCAAGAGGACGAAGCGCCATGATTACCGCCCCCTAAACGCATTAGTTCTAGCATTGTACATATACAAATTACCGGCAGTATTGAGAGCGCCGGACAGCGCGTTGGCCGATCCAAGATAACCAGACGCGCGGGCGGTTCCAATGTCTTGCAGATTTTGGCCGGTTTGCGCCCCAAAATTTTGCGCCGCGTTAGATGAAGCGGCAGTTGCCGTCATGCCTGGGCCGCTGGCGTAACCCAGCAGTGGGTTCAGTTGATTAGCGCGGTTGGTGTTATAGCGCTCATACGCTCTTTGGTATTCGTCAGAAGCCAAACCTTGGTTAAATCGTTGCGCCCCTTTGAGCGTAGCGCCGGACAACAACCCGCCGCGCGAGGCCGCAGTACGGTCTAGTGCTTTCATGCCTTCCGACAGTCGAAAAGCGTAGCCAGGGTCTGCCTCAAAATCAGACGCGCCAAAATCACGGGCGTATTTACCAAAGTCAGGCGAATTTGGGTTGGTGACAAATTCAGAACCAGCAGCACCGCCGGTCCCCATCGCCATTCTGGCGGTATCGCCAACTGAACCAAATGGACCGCCGCCGCTACTACTTGTAGGCGTTGGCGATCTAATCCCCAACAACTCCATCAAACGGTTATTAGACGCAACGCCAGCTAACCTAAACGGTTCGTTTAGCTGAACTTGCTTCTCATACATCCGCTCTTGGGCATCTTGCGCGGCTTGAGTCGCGTCAGCTTGAATATTTCCAGCCCTTCTAGCCGCATTAGACGATACAACGCCGCCGACTATAGAACCGCCAATAACCGCAGTTGTTACCCAAGTCATGATTTTTCCCCTTCCAACAATTTTTCAGTTGAACTAATCAACCCCATCTCTTCATAGGTAGGGGAGATCACTTCTTGTTCAATTTGATCAAGATCTGATTCGTTGTCAAACTCAGTCAGATGGACTGTAGTCCAGACGGTATCTTCTACAGCGTACACGGCTCGCTTTAGACCAACTTCAGAAATAAACGTACACGGCGCTTCAAGATACTTTTCACCAAACTCTGTGACAACTTTAACCTTACCTTTGGTAATAAAGTTTAAGTGCTGATGTCTGTGAATCTTACCAATGACAACGCTGCCCTTGGGCAGAAAAATTTCTCTGGCGTAAGTGCAGCACCCGTACTTCTCGTCTTTAGGTGTAAAGTAGTGTTTAAGCGTACATTGCTCTGCCGCCGACTCAACTTGACCGGCGTCAATTAGTTCTTGCAAACCGTTCTGGACAACCAAAATGTCTTGCCGAAATTTTACTTTGGCGGGGTCATTTTGAACTGCTAAGTCCATTATGTGATCTCCCGTCCGTTAGCCCGGATATTGATCGCTGATGCCGTCCCCGCGATGGTGCTGATAAAACCGCTAGGGCCAAGCGCAGCGCCAGTAATCTCAGGAAAGGTATACGTCTCTGACGGTTGTAGCGTCTTGGTTTTGACGATCAAGTTCT